GGCGATGATCGGTGGTATAACAATGAGTAACAAAGTACTGAGCACACAGATACCAGGGCAGATCGGGTATAAACCAAAGGCCGCCCAACAAAATACTTTTGAGGGAACAGACGGCAAGCATTACGATCTATCTTGGATCATAAAGGGATAAAATGAGCGATACTAGAGACAACCATACTGGCGAAAAGAACAATCCCAAGAATAAGGAATCAAGTCTCTTTAGGAGACTGACCAGACTCTTCAGCGGTCCAATCGTAAACTATAACCAACCCTCTGTAGTCAGAGCCACGGCAAGAACTTCCAAGAAGTATACCTTTAAGACTGCTAGCGGGAAAGAGTTTAAAAAGAAAGAATATTATAACCCATTCTCGGGAATACAAAATAAGGCATTGATGAGCCGTGATAAGCAAATGCGCTACACGGATTTTGACCAGATGGAATACGCTCCGGAGATCGCTTCGGCACTGGACGTATATGCAGATGAGATTACAACCTCTTCAGAGCTTACGCCGCTTGTAAAAATTGAATGTCATAATCGTGAGATTAAAGATATCATACATACTCTTCTGTATACTGTGTTGAACATAGAATCGAACCTTTTTGGTTGGGCTCGCAGCATGTGCAAATACGGAGATTATTTCTTGTATCTTGATATCGACGACGACCTCGGTATCACAAATGTGGTGCCTTTGCCGGTCCGAGAAATTGAACGCATCGAGGGCAAGGACCCAACCAACCCAAATTATATCCAATACTTCTGGTCGGGCGATGCCCAGCCGGGTGTCACTTTTGAGAACTGGCAACTAGCCCACTTCCGTGTGCTTGGTGACGACAAATACGTCCCATACGGAACCTCTGTTCTGGAATCCTCTCGCCGTATCTGGCGTCAGCTTGTCTTACTTGAAGATGCTATGATGGCATACCGCATTGTTCGCTCACCTGAGCGACGGGTGTTTTATATCGATGTCGGGAATATTCCTGCCGAAGATGTTGAGCAGTATATCGAACAAGTCAAGACGCAAATGAAACGCAATCAGATTGTTGACGAAGATACCGGGCGTGTTGATCTTCGATATAACGCAATGAGCATCGACGAAGATTATTACGTCCCAACTCGTGCCGGTCAATCCTCTCGGATCGAGACCCTCGCTGGTGGACAGTTTACCGGTGACATTGATGATGTCAAGTATCTTCGGGATAAACTGTTCTCAGCACTCAAGGTTCCAAAAGCGTATCTTGCCCAATCGGATTCGATGGAAGACAAGACCACACTCGCCCAGAAAGATATCCGATTCTCTAGAACCATCCAACGTCTTCAGCGAGTCGTCCTGGCTGAGATCGAAAAGATATGTATTGTCCACTTGTTCTCTTTGGGGTATCGAGATGCAGACCTCACGAACTTCAAACTAAGCCTCAACAATCCTTCTAAAATAGCAGAGCTTCAGGAACTGGAGCATGTGCGTACTAAGTTCGACATTGCTGGTGCAGCAACTGACGGATATTTCTCTCGTCGCTGGGTATACAAGAATATATTCAAACTTGACGATGACGAGATCGAGCGGATGATGTTTGAGCAATACACCGATTCAAAACATGCTGCGCTTATTGAATCTGCCGGCACTGCGATTGAAGAAGGCGGCGGCGGCGGAGATATGGGAGACATGGGCGGCGATGAGGATCTTGGACTCGGTGATGAAGGCGAGGATATGGGGGAAGAAGAAATCGAAGATGAAGGCCCCCTCCTAGCTGAGCCCGAACCGGGACAAAGAGATGATTGGTACACCAAAGTTTCATCTGACTCCCGTGGCGCTGGCGCTCGTAAGAGAAGCTATCTTTCCTCCGCAGGAGAAAGTCTGGCGTCTAGCTCAAGCCGAAACCTATTTAAGGGGTGGTCAGGTGAAATGGGTCCTCTGTCGAGAGGCGTTGTCGGCGAGGCTGGATCTCATAGCGACGCCGAGCAGCTTATCACTGAGACAACCAGGGACATAAAGAAGCTAATATTAGATTTGGAAAAGAAAAATGAAAGCGAAACATAATAAGAAGAGAAACACAGCTTTTATATATGAAGCTCTGATTCGTGAAATATCGAGCGCAATTTTAGGCTCAGACTTAGAGAAGAAATCTAAGATACTGGAGATATTCAAGAAGCATTTTTCCGACGGGAGCGTTTTAGCCCGTGAACTAAGTTGTTATAAAGTCCTGTCAGAAACGAACGGGGTAGGGAAGGACACCGCCGAGAAGCTGGTTACCCGAGCTATTGAGCAATATAACTCTCTAAAGGGCAAAGAAATATTCAAAGAACAATCAAGGCTCATTGGGAATATCAACAAGCACATCTCCCCTAGCGTGTTTTCGAACTTCGTACCGAATTATAAGACATATGCTACCATCGCCCAGATTTTCAACAAGAACACTCCAATAAAAAACAAAGTTCTTATGGAGCAAGATATCATCACTGAGATGTCTTCTCCTGCCGGCACACCCCCGGCATCCCTAAAGGGTATCGACAGCCTCGTAGTTCGAACCTTCACCGATAACTTCAATAACAAGTTCGGTCACCTTCTCCCAGAGCAGAAGAATCTATTAGGAAAGTATATCTTGTCTTTCGATGCAAGCGAGACTGATTTCCGGGTATATCTAGCCGAGGAGCTTACTCGCCTGCTAGTTGAGGTCAAGTCCTCCCTGAAGATGGACGAAGTCACAAATGATCCAGAGATGGTCGAGGGCACAGGGCTACTGATCGAGCATATCAACCAGTTCAATGTTTCTAATATTACGGAATCAGATATCAAGAAGATATTGAAACTACAAAAACTAGTAAGAGAGTACTCTGTCGATGCCAATCACGATTAAGTTCAAGAACAAGGATACAAAAGAGGAGAAGCTGCCAGTTCAAGCAACTGTAGCACTTCAGGTCACCGAAACACTTGATGGTAATCTTCTCATTTCGGACCATGATAAAATAGATATCATTATTATGCCAACCGAGGGTAAAATAGTCACAATGCCCAAGGTCGGCGCTGGTGACAATATCTATGAATACCAGCGTGATTTTATAAATTCTCTTTATCGTGGGGGCGTTGTGAACCACGAGAGTATCCAGGGCGGACCTCAGTTTGGTGTTCTGGAAGCTAGTTATAATATTGAAAATGATAAAGTGGACCCGGTCCAGGTAGCTCTTTTAGAAGTTGAAAAATACCTGAAGATGGTTGCCGGAGAAGATGCTAAATCTGAGGAATATGACAAGAACATTGAGGATCGGTTTACTGATCCTGATGAAGACCTGACTACTGAACTAGGGGAAATCACAAGAGAAGAAGACGAGCCCTACCGACAATCTCAAGTACAAGGTTCTAAATATTCATTCACCGGCCACGGATACCTCTACTAAGAAAGTTATATGCTAGTATATTTTGTGCTCTGCACATACGGACTAACCCAGATCTTGGTATATTCTACCATCTTTGACCGCATCCGCCCATCCCACCACTTTTTTCACTGCCCAATGTGTGTTGGTTTTTGGACGGGAGTGCTTATGTTGTTCCTAAACCCCTATACAGAACTATTTACATTTGATGTAACCGCTGTCAACGCCTTGATATTGGGCAGCTTGGCTTCGGGGACATCCTATATACTATGTAGCGTAGTCTCAGACGGAGGAATTCAGCTTGAACACACAGAGCCAGGGGACTTGGACACAAAAATGGATGCTGCGCCCAGTCGCACGCTGTTGCAAGGGTAGAAGTAGCGTGCGGGTTGCGCCCGCACCTTTTAAAGGAAAGATATAATGAAGAAATACGTATTACAAGAGTTTATGAACTTAGATTATAGTGATTCCCTTTTGACCGAGGCGGAACGTGAAGGCAACAAGAGCGGACTCCACTTAGTTCTGGCGGGCAAGATTCAAGCAGCCGATTCCAAGAATGGCAACGGTCGTATCTACCCTCGCCCAATTCTTGAGAGAGAAATGAAAAACTACGAAAAACTGGTTAAAGAGCGTCGAGCCCTCGGGGAACTTGACCATCCGGACACTTCGGTTGTGGAGCTAAAAAACGCTAGCCACATTATCACTGAGGTTTGGTGGAACGGCGACGATGTGATGGGCAAGATGAAGATACTTGACACCCCCGCCGGCAAAATTGCGCAAGACCTAGTTCGTGGCGGAGTACAGTTAGGGATATCCAGTCGTGGTTTGGGTTCAACTCGCCAAGAAGGGTCCACGACTATGGTCGAAGATGACTTCCAGCTTTTGTGCTTTGACTTGGTCTCTGAGCCAAGTACTAGTGGAGCGTATCTTGTGTCTGAAAGCAAAATGAGAACTCACCTAACTAAATCTGATCGTATCAACCGAGCCCTCAACGACGTACTCGGAGACAGCTAATGGCTGGAGCAGGTTATGGAATCCCCGACGGCGCTGGCGGCTATGTCACTAAACTAGAAGGTGATGGCGATGCCAAGATTGGCAACTCCGCCGGGGACGTGATCCAGATTACTGGCAGCCTAAAGGTTGATGGCGGCGCTGTTTTCAACGAGGGCTCTATTGCTGCTGACTTTCGGGTTGAGGGCAACAACAGCGAAAATATATTCTTTATAGACGGCACAAACGATCGTATAGGCATTGACACGGCCAGTCCCGCAGCCCTACTCCATATTTCATCTTCAACAACAGGTGTTATGTTTAGAATTGATCACCCAGCTTCTGGAATCGATAATCCTATCTTTTTCGTTACAGGTTCCTCGGGCAACTCAAGAGTGGGCATTGGGACAGA